GTTTCCGGCTCCCATGTAATGATTCAAGAAACTTCGAGGTAATTTAGACCATGAATCTGAGTTTACATCAGGATGATGACAGAAGTCTAAACCGTTGCTAGATTCGGTTGATAATCGAAGATAACTAGGCTGAGTATAATTCCAAAGACCTTCGATAGCATGAGTATAAACTATCAGTTTATTGGCTTCATTTGGGTTTCCTTTGGAACGGCGTTGAACAGCCGGCACTCTTCCTTTGGAGCAGTTTAGATGGACCCATTGAGTCCCTCTTCTATCTTGTCGAAGTACGTTCACAACTTCGTCATTCTGCATATCATGATTACAAACAGGACAAGCACTTGATTTCTCGGCTTTCAGCCTGTAAGCACCTGAATAACGACCTTTAATTCTCTGTCGTAGTACTTGTAAGTCCGAATCTGAAACTATTCCTGCGAAGCCAATGAACGATAGTGTAGAAACTATCAATTCAATGTATTCAAAGAATAGTCCAAAGACCATTTCAACCGAAGGTAGGACAAGTCCTCCGACTGTGGCAATCAGCATTAAGCATAGGGTTAGGGTTTCATTTCTAATCTCCATCACTCTAATCCCGTAGGTACCCGCACTAAAAGAGTATCGGTCTAGTACTAGACTACACGGGTCTTTTGGCTCTGCTCCAGTTAGCAACCAAAAAAATTGAGCAAAAGTTTCAGTTAAAATACCTTAGCAGGTATTTAGCGCACGGATACCATTTTACTAGACTTTAGTCTATTAAAATATACACACCGTTTCTAGCAACGACTCCATGCGGATATTCTAAAGAATATCTTCACGCTGAGAGTACACAGGAGAACACACGCAAGATGTTTGTTTTTTCGGCAATCTTAGAGACATAGGTGGCGCACACGGACTCCACGCAGGGACTTCTGATGTCTCCCCCTGTGCGAGAGTCCTACGTGCGAGATGATTGTTTTTGAAGCCATTTTTAGCAGTAAAATTAAACCAATTATCTATATTATCTGATAATATAGTTAATTGACCGGACCCAAAAAAAACTCTATTAATCGGATGACTTTCAGTCAATATCTAAATAGCAAGATTTGACCAATGGTTAAAACGATTGAATCACGATTCAATATTTACTAAAAGGACTAGTTTCAAGAAAACAACCAAAATTGCTTGGACTCTCTAAAGAGAGAAAAATCTCTGGAAAAAACCGGCCTTACTATATCTTACCAATACCTTCGGTATTGAAAAAGCATAGTAGTTAGCAACCGAAAATTGTTGGACCGATACCGAAGGTAAGGGTAAAAAGTCCGTTGTTAACCCCTTTAGGGGTTAGTAGGGAGGTCCTGAATCCAGTCGGTTCTAGCCAAACTGAACCCATTTCCTCCCTCTATACCGTAGGTATAGAGAACCTTGAGGGCTTTACTCGTATAATTCCTCGATAAAGGCTCGCAGTACACCGATTCCGTTGTCAAGAATGAAGTCGGTCATTTCGGTGTATTTCTCATCAGCCTCAATGTCGCAATTTACAGAGAAATCGAAGGTAAAATCTGCGGAATAACCGTGATTTACTACCTCATCAACTACTGCTGCAATAGTGGACCAGTCATGCGTTTCTACTGGGTCTGCTTGCATAAATCCGCCGTGTATATTGCCATCATTATCCTGAATCATCATCAGGTAATATGTGTCCTCATCGAAGGGGTCAGAGTCCATATATACACTAAAGTGTATAACTTGGTCAGATTCGGTCAGCATGACGGGTAAATCTGTCAAGCAACCGGATTCGACCTCAAAAATTGCCAAACCGAAGTCAGGTCTTTCTAAGTCAGGACCCCTTAAGGGGTCCTCCCTAGTCGTATTATCGTTGTCATCCTCTGCGGGTGTTTTTGTAAACTCCATGATTTTTCAGAGACCACCATAGTTTTTAACACTTAGCAACCGGCTAATAGGCTCTCAGTACAGCGTTTTTGACGATTTAGCAACCGATTTTTCTATACTAAAATTAGGGCCAAAAATGGGACCCTAGTGGACCCAGTAGTACGCCAACCCCCTCTCGTTATTTTTTTTATTTTTTTTCAAAACCACTAAATCCCCTATAAAAGATTATAAAGTTTACAAAATCTTCATATATCAGCGAATATGACGATATGTTATGCCAAAGAACCGACAACTAAAAAACGTAATAATGGGACACCACATACAAGACGGTGGAGTAGATACAGCAGACTTATCAAGTGCTGTTACTAATGTACTAGCGGATTACGCTGTGGAAGTTACAACAGCCGGAGGTGCTGCAAGCGAAGCACTAACTGTTGCTGGAGTAACAACTGCTTCTAAGATTATCGCAACCCTAAAAGACGATGGTACTAACAACATAACCATAAAAACCGCAAAGGCTACTGGAGACAACGCTGTAACCGTTGTATTCTCAGGAGACCCCGGTAATGATGCTATTGTTGCTATACTTGCATTTTAAAGTCTAAACCTAACATACCTAGAGTTAGAGTCTCTATGAGGTTTACCTCTAGGTTCATCCTTAGATTTACCCCAAGAACCAACAGAAGCACTACCTCCAACCATAGGAGAGGTGTTTCCTTGCTTACTTTGAAACTGGTCCACAGCATGAGCAAGAGCCATAACAATATCGTTATGCCTACCTTTATCGACAATGATGCCCCCATCCCAAGCATGAGTCTCTAACTCTTCTAACATCTCATTCATTATCTTTCTAGTATGGTCGTTTCCATAGGGGATAACAATTTTACCCTGTTCAAACCAACTTCTTAATCTCATAAGTAGTGATTGCTTCATAACTCTGTTCTGTACTGGACTTGCTCTATAATCAACATTGGCTCCTTTGTTTAATAGCAACGCTTGATACAACCTCTGAAAACCAGCAGACTCGGCAGCAAACACAGGATTCTTATATAGAGAACATAACCTAATAATTTCGTCTGCTTGTTTACTAGGTTCAAAATCATTATGCCTCCAAATATTAACAACGTGTAAGAACCCTTCTGTATCTTGCCTTAACACAACCATAACGCTATAATCTTTACCTATACCATGTGAAGGGTCAAAACCAATAACATATCTAGAAGTATGTTTCTTATCATATTCTAGTATAGCATCCATATCTAAGTTTTTTCTAGTCATTCTTGAAGGATACACAGCAGAGTCATCATCAACTACCCTACATAGGTACTCTTGTGAAAAGGCTAACTCACCCATAGCAACACGTTGCTCTAAAAGAAACTCAACACTTCTATATTCAGGCCATAGACATTCGGGGATAACATTATCGGGGTCTTTAGACCACTCATCGTAATTTATGATACTACCTTCCTTCCAAGTCTTCCAAGCCTGATTGTTCAACATTTCTGTATGATATAGGTCTGTAAGGGCTAATGGAGTACCTACTACAAATATAGATGTATCAGGACTCAGCATAGGAGTCATTTTCTTACGAAACCAATTTCTTACTACATCATCAGACATATCTCCTGAATCATCAAGAACGTCATCTAGGATAATGCGAGCAGGATGTTCACCACGAATAGCAGAACCTACTGATGAGGCTTTAATCCAAGAACCATTAGTCAAACGCAACTCCCATTTACCGCCACGCTTCTCATCTAACATTTTAGATAGGTCAGGATGTCTTCTCATGTCTTCTCTTATTTCTTCTAACCTATTAGCCGCTAGGTCTTTACTAGCAGAGAACAACCAAGTAGTAAACGGTTTATTACGCCATTTTTCAAATAAAGCAGAATGTAATGCTTTGACTCTTAATGTAGTGGATTTACTATGGTCTCTTGGTGCTATCAATAATACACGGTGTACTTGTGAACCCTTCCTATCGTTAAATAACTCAAACCAATCACCTATGTGATTACCCCAAGTATAACCTAACCATTCGTAAAAGTGTTGATGGTCGTATTTACTTCTTTGTAAATTGAAACTACTCATTAGACCAGTCATCATAACCACCTATTTTACTACTGTTTAATATTAAGGGATAACCAATCCATTCAGCCATATAATCAACTAAGCCTTCTATTTCAGACCTTTCTAATATAGCAGACATCATAGAACCATGCTCATCAATTAAACAAATGACTAATGAATCTTCATCATC